TATGCGCAAAGCAGCCACTATAATGTGTGAACCGATTGATGATGGTATTGAAGATTTTGTAGTATCTCGTGATATTAAGTTAGTAGCACAGTTTGATCCCCATACAATTTTGATTGTAGCAGATGCAAAGGCAAATCACGCTCGTATCATTAAAAGTTTTTATAGTGATGTATATGAAGAATTGCTAGAAGCAGCATCAATCCCAAAACCAGCAGCATTCAAGAAATTAAGCGAAGAAGATCAAGATGCATGTGAACAATTAGCAGAAGCATATTCGCATTTCAATGCAAAGCAGTTGGCGGCTATAATCGCAATGCACAAGAAGATAATTGATGCGTGTGATATTGTTATTGTTGAGCAAAAAGCAACAAAGGCTCCGCGTAAAGTAAAGCAGAAGTCAGCAGATCAGTTAGTATCTAAATTGAAATTTAAATCAAATGATTCTTCGTATGGTATTGCGAGTGTAGCACCAAGTGGATTAATTGGGGCAGTAGCAGCCGTAGTATTTAATTGTAAGAACCGAAAACTAGGATTATATGTAGCAATTGATGCAGATGGTTTCAAAGTTAAGGGAACTACGTTATTAAACTTTAACGAAGAGGTTAGCACACAGAAGACATTACGAAAGCCGAGCGATGTTTTACCAGAATTTAAGAAGATTACCAAGCCGAAAGCATTAAAGACATTCAAATCATTGACTACCACTGATACAAAATTGAATGGTCGTTTTAATGACGAGACTATTATTCTTGCAGTGTTCAAATAGGTATACTATTTGATAAATATACATAATAGGAGAATATAGTTATGTCGGCACAATCTGAATTAATTAAAGAAATAGAACTACGATTAGGTGGTCAAATGGTGGACGTGGAATTAGATCCAGAACACTATGAACTATCAATCAAGAAAGCAGTAGAAAAATATCGTCAACGCGCACAAAATTCGGTAGAAGAAAGTTATGTTTCATTAGAATTATTGAAAGATGTTGCAGAATATACATTACCTAGTGAAATAGACGAAGTAACTGATATATACCGCCGTACAACTGGTGTATCATCGGGAACTGGAAACGATTTTGAACCATTCCAAGCAAATTACTTGAATACTTATTTATTAGGTTCAAGTCGCAGTGGTGGTTTAGCAAGTTTTGATTTCTTGCAACAGAATAGAGAAACAATGGGTCGTTTATTTGGTGCAGAGATAATGTTTACATGGCGTAAGTCAGATAGTAAATTAATTCTTCATAGAATGATGAAAGCAAACGATATATGTATTCTTCACGTATTCAATCATCGCCCATTAGAGGCTTTATTAAAAGATATATACGCTGGTCCTTGGATTAAGGATTTTGCATTATGTCATGCTAAATTAATTCTTGCACAAGCACGTGGTAAGTTCGCACAGATCGCAGGACCACAAGGTGGTACTACAATGAACGCTGGTGAACTACAAGCATCAGCAGAAGCAGAAATTGACAAGTTGGAAACGGAATTGACGTTGTTTAATGACGGAAGTAGTGGTTTAGGGTTTGTAATAGGATAACATAATAAACGAAGGTAATATGAAAAATAAATTGATCGGTATTTGTGGATTGATCGGACATGGTAAAGACACAGCAGCAGGTTTTTTGATTGAAGAAGGATTTGAAAGAGTTAGTTTCGCAGGAGTATTGAAAGATGCTGTTGCGAATATTTTTAGTTGGGATCGTACTCTATTAGAAGGTAATACATCTGAGAGTAGGGTTTGGAGAGAGAAAGTAGACACATGGTGGTCTAATAGATTAGGAATACCTAATTTTACACCTAGATATGCATTGCAGTATATCGGTACAGATGTTATGCGAACACATTTTAATCCAGATATATGGGTAGCAGCCGCAGAACGTAAGATTTTACAAATTGATAATAATATTGTTATTTCTGATTGTCGCTTCTTTAACGAGTTAGATGTAATCAAGCGATTAGGCGGAACTACTGCATCTGTGTGGAGACATGATTTACCAAAATGGTGGGACATTGCAGTTACCACAAACACCACACCACCAGAAGAAGAATATCAAATATACGATCATGGTAATCATATGGAAGTAGCATTCCCCGATATTCACCCAAGTGAATTTAGTTGGGCGGGATGGGAATTTAATCATACTATGTATAACACATCAACATTAGAAGTCTTCCGACAGAACACTATTAAACTACTATGTTAACGCTGTAATCAGGTCTTTTCTTTAACTTACGCTAAATACTAACAATGATATAGATTCATAAACTAGTAATTACATGTAAAATAAAATAAAGGAGAACTCCAAAAATGGCAAATCTTGTATCGCCTGGAACACAGGTACAAATAACAGACGAGTCGGTATACGGCCCAGCAGGCGCTGGCACAGTACCAATGATTTTCATCGCTACAGGTCAAGACAAAGTTGACCCAACTGGCACAGAAATTGATGGTATTGCAAAATATACTAAATCAGCAGTAGCAGGAAGCCCGGTCCTAGTAACATCACAACGTGAACTAACTCAGTACTTCGGAAATGTAGATTTCCGCACAGTATCAAGTACAGTACAACAAGGCGATGAAACTAATGATTACGGTCTATTAGCAGCATATTCATTCTTAGGTCAAGCATCAGCAGCATATGTTGTTCGTGCAGATGTCGATTTAGTGGCACTTCGTCCTAAGACAGCAGAGCCAGTCGGCTTACCAGTGACAAACACTTATTGGGTAAATCCAACACTATCTAAGTTTGGTATTTTTGAATACACAGCAAGTGGATGGACAGCAGTAACACCAAGTGTTGAAATTGTAGCAGCAGCAGCCGCAACACCTACCGCAACCGTTGTTAATGGAAACTATCATGTTACCATCGAACAAGTAACAACTCTTACTAACGTCCGTTATTGGATTGGAGAAGGCGGTGCATGGGTTGCATTAGATTCTAGTTGGACAACTGGTGGTGCATCATCAACAATGTCACCGCATTACACAGCACCAACTTCGCCTGTATTAGCCGATGTATGGATTAAGACAACATCACCTGGCGCAGGCATTGATTATGATATTTCATTATTCACTACCGCAGCAGGAGCATTTGTATCAAAGACTGCAATGTATGTACAAGCAGCAGCACCTACGGGTGTGGTTGGTGATACTTTCCAAGATGGTACAGCAGCAACAGCACGTGTATTAACAGAAGGTGATATTTGGTTTGACGTAGATGATGGTTTCATATCTATTCATCGTTATAATTCAACTACTACTTTATTCGTTGATATGGTTTCAACAGTACAAACAACTGCACCAGTTGGTGTAGCAGCAAATAACACTATTTGGTTTGATGAAGCAGTAAACGAATTGGCTATTTTTGAAGTAGCAGTAGATGGTGGTGTACAGAAATGGAAGAAAGCAACTAATGTAACTTACACATCATCAGCACCCGCAGTTGGGGCAGATGGTGATTATTGGATTGACACTGACGCAACTGGTTATCCAGTTATCTATCGCAGTAATGGTGCAGCATGGGTTGTTAAAGACAATACAGATCAAAGCACATCTAATGGTGTAGTATTTGGTGATATCACTGATTTAGATTCAGCAGCAGGCTCTTATGTATTAGCAGCAGACGTATTAGCGGGCGGTCCTAGTCCATTGTTATATGCAGAAGGAACATCAGCAGTTAACATGTGTCGTTCAAAGAATACTGTACGTAAGTATGATTCAACATTAACAACTACATGGAAATGGCGTAATTTTGCAAGTAATGCAGCAAGCGGTGCAGGATCATTTGGTCGTTTAGCACAACGTAAAGTTGTAGCAGCAGCATTGCAATCAAGCGCAGCAGGATCAACACTTCGTGAAGAAACTATTCAGTTCCGTTTAATCGCAGCACCTGGCTATCCAGAGTTGATGGACGAAATGGTAACATTAAACGCTGATCGTAATGAAACAGCATTTGTTGTTGCAGATTCGCCATTCCGTTTGACACCAACCGAAGCAGTAAATTGGGTTCAAGGATCAAGCGCAACCGAAAATGGTGAAGATGGTCTAGTAACTAAAAATACATACGCAGCAGCATATTATCCTAGTGTATTGACTACTGATCCAGTATCTGGATTAAGCGTAGTAGCACCAGCATCACATAGTGTTCTTTATACATATGCATATAACGACAACGTTAGTTACCAATGGTTTGCACCAGCAGGCTTAACTCGTGGTGTTGTTCAGAATGCATCAAACGTTGGTTATGTCAATTCAGAAAACGAATTTGTAGCAGTTTCATTGACGCAGGGACATAGAGATGCAATGTATTTAAATAAATTGAATCCGATTGTTAACTTCCCAGCAGAAGGTATTGTTATCTTTGGTCAGAAGACACTAACAGCAACAGCAAGTGCATTAGATCGTGTTAATGTTGCTCGTTTAGTTGCATATTTGCGTGAGCGTTTTGCAGTTATCTCACGCCCATATTTGTTTGAGCCAAATGACGAATCAGTTCGTACCAATGTAGCGCAAACGTTCAGTGGTTTCATCGCAAATGTTCAGACAAATCGTGGTGTGTATGACTACAGTGTGGTATGTGATTCTACTAACAATACACCAGCACGAATTGATCGTAATGAAATTTACGTTGATATAGCAATTGAGCCTACGAAATCGGCAGAATTTATTTATATTCCAGTCCGTATTGTCAATACAGGTGATTTAAGTTAAGAAATATTAAATTTAATATTTAACAAAGCCCACTTTATGTGGGCTTTTTGTTGCAAAATATTTATTGAAAAATAAAAACCTAAAAAGCATAAATACATTTATATATATAATAGTCTAACATTAGAGTAGGCTATTTAAATTCTAAGGAGAAGAAAATGGCTATTTTAACAAATTTCGGTGTACCCACGGGCGTAGCAGGGGATTCAACAATCACGTTGATGCCGAAGTTACAATATCGCTTCCGAGTAACTTTTTATGGGTTAGGTAATTCAACATCCCAGTTAGTTACACAGAATGTAATTAGTGCTACTAGACCTGGACTAGATCACGATGATGTCACTATTGATACATACAACTCGAAAATTCGTCTTGCTGGAAAGCATATGTGGCAAGACATGACAGTAGTATTACGCGATGATACTAACAACAATGTTATAGAAGCAATCCGCGATCAGATGAATAAGCAAGTAAATCACGCTGATCAATCAGCACCATTGGCTGGCGCAAATTATAAGTTCATTATGATGTGCGAAACACTAGATGGTACACAAGGTACTGGTTTCAACGGTGGTGTAATTGATCGCTGGACACTTGAAGGTGCATTTATTCCTAGTGCTACATTCGGTGATTTGAATTACGCAACATCAGATGTTGTACAGGTATCAATGACTATTCGTTTTGATAATGCTCAATTAAAGACTAATTTTGCAGTAGACGGCGCAGCAGCGACTTTATAATAAGTTACTCATGAGTAATTTTACTAATGCCGCATCAAAGATTTACGGACAAAACCAGCGCGGTTCGTCCGTAAATCTGTTTGTTCCTAGAAATAAGTTCAACTTTAAAGTCGAAATTACTTACTTGGGCGGTGCTAATGGCAGTCGTAAAACTCTTATATTGGAGAAGATATCTGAGATACAAATGCCAGCACATTCTATAAAGACTCAGACATTAAATCAATATAATAAGAAGCGTACAATTCAAACTGGAATTGATTACACTCCTATATCATTGTCTGCGTATGATACCCGCGATGCAGAGATAGAAAAATTCCTAGTAGGATACAACAATCATTATTATTCAAGTCCTATGTCTGATAATTATGATATTATGGAAGATGATGCGATTAGTGAAAACTTTCTTTCTGACGAAAGCGGCAAGGGTTTTAATTTAACCAATAATCGTTATTATATTATTAATATAAAGATAACTAGAACTTCTTCAAAAGAAGACAACAACATTATAGAAATTTATAATCCTATTATTACTAATATACAAGCCGACACACTGAATTATTCAGAATCAGCACCAGTGCAATATCGTATAGATTTTACATACGAGGGTTATAAAACAACCACTAATGGCATAGAACTAGCGGAAGAACCAGTTGCATCATCATCATCATCGGGCACTATTGTTCCACGATCTGTTCTTAGACAAGAGTCAATATCAACAGTCGAACCTATTGTCCCAGCGACAATAGCAGTTGTTCCTGGATTAAGTGTAGACGAAGCAAAAGCAGCAGATTTTGCAGAAGTATACAATGACGCATCAGCAGTATTTGCAAAGCATGGTACGCTAGTTATGCCATTTGGTCCTACTGTAGAATTTGATGAAAACAGACAGATTCATAAAGTTAGTGTATACAATCCATCTACTAATAGCAATGAATTTTTAACGAACAAGTCAATATCAGGAGCTGCTGAACAACTTTACAATACAGCAGAAGAATTTGAAAAAACTGTCAGTGACTACATAGCAGGTCAGTAATAATGGCAAAATTCCATCAAGGATTATACACACCAAAAAACCCAGATAAATACTTAGGTAAGGGCGCACCACGTTATCGTTCAAGTTGGGAACTAGTTGTTTTCAGAATGTGTGATAATCACCCATCTGTATTAGGATGGGGTTCTGAAACACATCGTATCCCATACAAAAACCCACTTACTGGAAAGAATTCTAATTATGTACCAGATTTATTGATGGTATATCAAGATGCAAATGGTAAGCAACACGCAGAGATGGTAGAAATAAAACCAGCGGGACAGACACTAGGTGAAGCAAAAAGTCAATCACAAAAAGCAGCCGCAGTAGTCAATCACGCAAAATGGGAAGCAGCAAGACATTGGTGTAGATCAAAGGGTTTAGGTTTTCGCGTCATCACTGAGCATGAGATATTCAATAAGCCAAAGAAGCGAACAAAAGCGCAAAGGAAAAAGAAATGACACAGAAATTAAGCGATACATTTAATTTACCGCCTATAGAAGATATATCATTTAATTTTGATGATGACGAAAATGAGATAGTTCCGTCATCGGAAGAAGTGATAGCAGAACTCAAGAAACAAATAGCAACGCAATCAACCACGATGGATATGTCTATGAAGGTAGATGCTGCATTGCCGATGGTGGTGGGCTTAGAAGCGATAGATCGAGAGATGGATGATTATGCACAAAAGGCAATCAATGCATTTGATGATATAGTAGATTTGGCAAAGAATGTAGACGATAGGAATGCAGCAGCATTATTGGATAGTGCAAGTAAAATGTTATCAGCCGCTATAACCGCAAAGCAAACAAAGATGGATAAAAAAATAAAAATGATTGAGTTGCAGATGCGCAAAGAACGACTTAACATGGATAACCGAAAAGTTGATCATGTAATCAATAAGAACAATCCAGAAGATCCAGAATCAATTGATGGTAGATTGATAGGAAATCGTACAGATATGTTAGCAGAAATATTAGCCTCAATGGAAAAAGGGGAAGAAGAAACTTAATTAAGTCTGGTGATTTTTACAATAAAGATAAATAGTTATAATATTAGGAGAATTAACCCATGAAGTCCTTTACAGAATACTTGACAGAATCAAAAAATACATACACTTTCCGCATTAAATTAGCAAAGGAATTATCTGGAGATGATTTATCTCGCATTGAGAATCACTTAGCAAAGTACGATGTACAGAAAGTAAGCTCACCTACTAAGTTGATGCTACAAAGCGTACCCTATGACTTTCCACAACTACGTGGATACGAGATATTTGTTATTGAATTTGAAACAAATTTACCAGCAAGTGCATATCAAATACAAATAGAAATTCAAACTCTACTAGGTATCAGCGACGGCTTTATGAAAGTTCGTTCAGATCAAGAACCACTAGAGCAAGCAGAACAAGCATTATCAGATGATGCAGAGGTTGCAAGTTTATTAGCAGATAGCACATATTCAGAAGCAGAGTCAATAAATCCAGACGATTATTTCGGTGACAAGTACAATACTTCTTTTGTTCAAGAATTGTTAAAATTGAAAAAAGATCAGGAGAAGAAAGATGCATGAAATTAGAAATTATGTCAACATTATAAATGAAAGTTGGATTGATGATTTATCCATTGAGGATTTAAGATCATTGGCTGGTCGCAGTGACAATCGCACATCACCAATAATTAACCCCAATAATGTCATAGTAGACGGAAATGTTACATTAGATAATATTCAACGTACAAGTGACAGTGAAGAATTTACTGCGGTAGCAAATGGATTTGGTTCATCAGAAGGATCAGAAGACTATGATATTGATGTTAAAGATATTCAAGTTGATATTAAAATAGAAGCATTCGGTTCGGTACAAGAAGGTGAATTCAAAATTGTCAGTGTTACTGGCGATGGTATGAATTTTGTACATGAAGATGGTAATTGGGGTGATTATACTGATGCATTTGTAAACGCAATGCAAACAGAAGCAGTTGAAGAAGAAAAGAAAAATTGTGGTTGTGGAAAAGATCCTTGTGAAACATATGGTAAAACTGACGTTGAAGAAGCAATGGGCCCAATGGCAAAAGTTAATGACAAAGGTCAAATAGAAATGACCAAATCAGATTATTCAAAGATACATCGTGATTATAGGACCAAAATTGATGGTACTTACATGGCATTGCGCCTTGATCATAAAACAGGTGGCACAGTATTGACACCAGTAACATTTATAGACGCAGTCGCAGAAGGCGAAGAAGTGCGTTCAGAAGAAAAGGATACAGATAACATGACGAATTCAATGAACGAAGGTAAAGTCAAATCACAAATGATTGATGATTCAGAAACAATGTCTAAAGCAGACTTTATTAAGAAGTACGACCAAGAAAATGCTGACGACTTATATGAAGTATATGAAGCAACTAAGAAAGTATGCAAGGATTGCGGTGATGAAATACACAAGCCTACTACAGATTGCAAGCATGATTGTGATGATGAAATGGGCGAAAACTGGGTAGCAGAATCATCTAAATTAGATGAGTCTCCTACAATGGATACTACTCAATTAGTAAGCATGTTACATCTTGCAGGTCTATCAGAAGAAGCGATAGAACGTAAGATTAATGAATGGGCAAATTCACCAGAAGGTCACCACGAAACTTCACCTACATCACATGGTGATCCGTATGATTACGCACAGCCTGTGAACTTGTCATTGAAGCGTTATATGGATGCAGAAGACAAGAAGGTGAGTATATCTGAACACACCATAGACAGCATGAAATCATTATACGAAGAATCTAAGAAAAAGACTATGGTAGAAGCACCAAACGAAGGTAACGAATTTTCAGGCAATCGTAAGAAAGCAATGGATGCGGGCGAAGATGAGTTTGAGGTAGACGGTAAGAAATACAAAGTTAAAGAATCTGCTTCAGGATCAGAACTTGCAGAAGCACAGAGCGCAGCACAGAAAGCCGC